GTGGGACAGGATAAGAATTTTTCAATCTATGCCCCAACAGAACCAGAACAGGTGTTCGAAATTCCAGACACTCGTGAGGGTTGGGTAGAGTCGGTCAGACTTTTAATAAACTCCTACCTAAGACCAAACCAGAGTATTCAGAAGTTTAACTATGATTTGATCAGACCTCTTGGAGCACCTATTAAGGGCTTTGGAGGCGTTGCATCAGGACCTGCACCTCTTATCAAGTTGCACGACCAGATAGACCGTGTAATCGGCTCCAGAGGCGGAGAAACGCTAGACTCTCGTGCCATTGTAGACCTTGTAAACCTTATTGGTACCTGTGTGGTATCAGGTAACGTAAGACGATCAGCAACTCTTGCTTTGGGTAATGCAGGGGATGAAACATTTATGAATCTAAAGAATTCAGAGATGTTCCCAGAGCGTAACTCGTTTGATCCAGAAAATCCAGGTTGGGCTTGGATGTCTAATAATTCTATTTCAGCAGAAGTAGGAACAAAGTACGAAGACTATGTAGATTTAATTACTGAAAACGGAGAACCAGGTTTTATCTGGCTTGATGTTGCTCGTAATTATGGACGACTAAAGGATGCGCCAGACGGTAAGGATTATCGTGTGATGGGATTTAACCCATGTGCGGAGCAGCCATTGGAATCATACGAACTATGTACACTTGTAGAAGTGCACTTAAATCGTCATGAATCTAAGGAGGACTTCCTGCGTACCCTGAAGTTTGCATACCTTTATGGAAAGACTGTAACACTTGTTCCAACACACTGGCCACAAACAAACGGTATCATGCAACGTAATCGTCGTATTGGTACATCTCTAACAGGTATTGCATCATTTGCAGATCAAAAGGGTTTACCAACCGTTCGTGAATGGATGGACGAAGGATATAATAAAATCCGTCACTATGACCACCAGTATTCAGAATGGCTATGTGTTCGTGAATCAATTCGTGTAACAACTGTTAAGCCATCAGGATCAGTTTCAATTCTTTCTGGTGCAACCCCTGGAGTTCACTGGGGACCTGGAGGAGAGTTCTTCCTTCGTGCAGTTCGTTTTGGGAATACAGATCCGATGATGCATTTGTTTAAAGCAGCGGGGTATACAATTGAAGATGACGTAGTATCAGCAAACACGTCAGTAGTTTACTTCCCAATCAAGTCAGGCCATCCAAGATCTGAAAAGGATGTAACCCTGTTTGAGAAGATTGCACTTGCTGCAACTGCTCAAAAGTATTGGTCTGACAATGGTGTTTCTGTAACACTTTCATTTGATAAGGAGACAGAGTCAAAGCATGTAGTGCCAGCACTGCATATGTACGAGGGACAATTAAAGGCAGTCTCATTCCTGCCAATGGGAAATCATACATATCCACAACAGCCATATACTCAGATTACTGAAGAGCAATACGAGTCATATATTGGCAAGTTAAAGCACATTGATTTTTCTGCTATTTATGATGGAGCAGAAAATCTTGAGGCTCAAGGAGAGTCTTATTGCACAACTGACTATTGTGAAATAAAGATAAACAAATAGTCTTCTGTGGTAAAATAGACTCATAATGTCTACTCCATCAAACCTATACGCAGAAAAGGTGTTTGCAGAACACCCAACAGGTCTTTGGGCTCTTGACGATAATGCAGATTATATTTCTTTAATTTCTGAACCACAAAGAAATCTATCTAACTGGACGATTACTGGCGGTACTCATCAAGACTATCCACAGTCAATAGGCGAACCATTCATCAATAGTTATGTAGGCAAAATTACAGCAACTCCAACTAGCAACGAGTTAGCATCGATTGTTGCAATAAGCAATGAGATTATGGATCTGCGAGATATGAGCGATTACTTGGGAACATTTTCCGTTGGTGGATACTTTTATTCTGAAAGTGCCTATATTGCAGGTTTTGAAATTGGGTATCAATATGAAGATACGACCAGCGGACAGATTGTTACACATCTAAAAAATTATGACACCATCATAAACAATAGTTGGGTTTTTATATCAGAAACATTTGATATACCACCAGACGATTCAAAAATACAACTAGTGTTTAAGATTAATTTTATTGGGGGATCAGAAATAGAAGATGTGTTTTTAATAAACGGAATTACTTTTGGGCAATGGTCAGAAGAGTTTGCATCAACTTCTCTAGGAACAACCTTAATAGATATTCCTTCAACAATTTCAATTGCTCCACAGAAAGGCCTTGTTGCAAAATGCTATGGATTACAAGAACTTGATGCCTACTATTTGGCTTCTGAAAATATGCTTAAAGCAAAAAATTTAAGCATCCCAATGGTTTATGGAGCATCCAGCCTAACAGCATTATATCCAAATGGATCAAATCCATCTCTTATAATTCCTGGAGTAGGACTTTTAAATGAGTCTGGAAAATTTAAAGAATACACTCTTGAAACTTGGTTAAGGGTAAACTCTTATACTAATGAAACAAAAAAAATCATAGGACCAATCGCTTCGGATGATGGTATATATGTTGACGGTCCAGCGATAGGTCTTAAAGTTGGTAAAGAATATAGAACATATTATGTTGGAGAGTGGACAAGACCAATGCTCGTTCACTTGAGAGTTGGAATAGACATTGTTTCTCTTGTTATTAATGGGCAAGAAGTTATATCTTTAGATTATGACAGAGAAACTATTTCTTTCCCAGAAATGTTTAATGAAAACGAAAAAGACCAAGACTGGATAGGGTTTTATGCACACGAAGAAGTTTATCCAATAGAAATTGATTGTGTTGGAATTTATCCATATGTAGTTGCAACCGCTATGGCAAAAAGAAGATTTGTTTTTGGTCAAGGTGTAGAAATACCAGAAAATATTAATACATCATATAGCGGAACTTCCGTATTTATTGATTATGCTTTTGCAGATTATACTGCCAATTATTCTTACCCAAAGGTTGGATCCTGGCAACAAGCATTTAACGATAACACATCAATTGTTAATAAATCTTTATCTGTGCCATCTGGACCTCTTCCAGAAATAGTCCTGTCGTCAAAAACAGAAAAAGATTTACTGTCAGACTGTAAGTTAGTTCAGTCATCTGATACAGAAAACTTTTTTTCTTTTAGGCCTAACCCTACTTGGAATTTAGTTTCTGGTTATTTATTTTTTAAAAACTTTGATTTTTTAAAAAGCCCAGTATCTGCCTTTTATGGTTGTATGAGAATCCCAGATTCATCTCCTACTGTTCAAACACTTTTTAGAATTGAAAAAGAAAACACCAACAGTTATTTTGCAATAGAACTAATTAACAATCAAATATCATACTCTATAAATTATGACGGAATTTTAGAAACAATATACTCTCCAACTGTCGCAGAGCCTGGGGAATTAATTGATGTTGGAATAAATATTCCAGCGTTTGTTTCTAGGTTTGGAAATCCAGCCTCAGATTTCTTTGGATCTTTATCAGATTTAAGACTATATGTAGGCGGTAAAAAAGACGAAACTTCTACATTTACGGGTAAAATTTATAAGATTGGCTTTTGTACAAAATACAACTTTCAAAAAATTAGGTCATTATTTAATGAGATAGGTGTTCCAGTTTGGAACGAAGATCTTTTTGCTGTGTATCAGAACAATCAGTTAATAAATATAGACGGTGGAGTAGACACAACATCAATGTCGCCACATGGAGGAACAACAGATACGGCTAACGGCGCTATATCTGGAGGTGGTGTTTTTATATCTGATGAAGATTTTCTTATAGATCATGTGGCAAGTTATACTCTTTTGCCAGATGAAATTTTTGATACATACAGTTTAACAGTGTCTGCAAACGCATATTGGGAAGATCAAATTCCGCTAACATATTTTGCTGAATCAGTTTTAGATAAACGGGGGGATCAGTATTTTGACCTTGATTTTATACAGTTTAATATAGACTATCCAATACCATCAAAAACTATTGCAATAGAAACTGAACCAGTTGACTGGACATATGCAGAACTTGCTAATGAGTATGGTCTGCCAGTTCAAAGAACTTATGAGTCACTTGATAATTATTTATTTACTGGTTATAATGATTATGAAGATCTTAAAAACAAAATAGCAAAAGACTATAGGTATGACACAGATGGAGCAATAGTAAAAACTTATGTTACATTTCAGTATACAGAGTTGGGGGCAAATCAAACTTCTTTTTATTTTACAAAAACAGAAAGACCTTCTAGAAATGGAATTTTAATTCCTGGCTCAGACTGGATGACTACAAAGTATGAAGTTGTAGACAATATGATAATTTATCCACCAGTTGGTGTAGACTTTAACGATCTCTCTATAGTTACGCATATTGATATAAATGTTAAAAATTCATCAACTCACAATGTCAATATTAAAAAACTTTCTTACGCATCGCAGGCACTAAATGAATCAGACGCAAGTCCAATAGGAACTAGGTTTGGAACCCCTATATACCCATATACCAAAACTGGAATTTACTATAACTTTAAAAAGAATAATCCATTTTCTATATATACTGGATCATCTCCATATTTGTATCTTACAAAAACAAGTGGTATTCAAGTAAAGGGGCAGTACGATCCTATTGTTAATCGTGGACTTTCTATTCCTATGAATACAAGCAGAGCAAATAACTTTAAAGTAATAGCAATGCAAATGGCTGTTAGATTTGATGGAGACTACTTTCCATACGCACCAACTCAAATATTTGAAGTAGAAAGCAAAGGATCATATATAAAGTTTTACATGGTTGCAAATGACCCAAGTGGAAGAAGAGCAAAAATTTACGCAATTGATGCAAAGACTGGTTTAGTTCAAGACGGCATTGGGTTTTACTGGAACGGAAAGATTGTAAAAGAGCCAGTGCTAACTCTTCAAGAGTGGGGATTCTTAGGTATTAATTTTGCAGACAGTCTTGACTTTTCATTTTTTGAAGGGGCAACAAGATTGACTGGCCCACTAATGTTTAATAGTATTTCTTACTATCAATCAACAAACCTTCAAGAAGTCCAAAACATATCAGAAAGACCATGGTTTAGGGTAAAGGTTTTATCTGGTTTAGGTCTGGACTGGGAGTTCTGGAATGTTGGATCATTTAACTGGAATAAAGTTCTTGTGTTGGCTGAAACCAGTTATTATGGAGTAAACCCATCAGAGGTATACAAGAGTTATACTGGAACAAATAAATTAATTGTAGGAGACAACTTCCCATTGACAGTTGGAGATTATGCGTACTCTTTATATAATGACATTTCCTGGAATAAATTTACGGTTGATCCCGTTTAATATGGTATACTTGTGGATATGGATTCGTTAATAGACCCAAAAACTGGTCAACCAATTGTTAAAAATGTCAGACGTAGAGTCATTGAAAAAGATTATGACTGGGGTCTATACATTTATAAAAAGGCCAACGGAAGATATTTCTCAGATGGTCATGGTTCTGTCTTAAATATTCCTTCTATGCGAGGGGATATTTCAAAAATTTCAGAACTAAAGCAGGCAGCAATACACTACGGAGACCCAGGAGACGGAACTGTAGAATTTATTGCTGGCTCATCTCGTGTATCTGAAGAAGAGTATAGCGAGCAAGTAGACAGAATGAACTCTGGATTGCTTCCTAATCTAAACGATCTTGGAGCAGTTCAAGCAGCAAAAGATACAATAGCATTGTATGGAGACGAGGAGTAATTATGGAAGATAACGAAATTGTTATTGGGGCAAGCATTGATCGTGCAATCAGTAAAGACGAGCCATTCTTAAACTCAGATCCTTTTAAGGGTAATTGGGAAACACTAAAGACTCTAGACGGCCTAGACTCAAACTTTAAAAGACGCATAAGCAGATCTTCAACAAAGATGGTTGAACCAACAACGCAATACACAACTGCAGCACTTGCTGGAAAAAGCGGTATTGATGGAGCACAGTCAAAAGAAATAAACCCAGGCCTAGTATATGTAAACGGCTACGGAATGTTCGATGTTATTACACCACCATGGAACCTATATGAATTGGCAAACTATTACGACACTTCTTTTGCAAACCACGCAGCCATTGATGCAAAGGTAGAAAACATTGTCGGACTTGGCTATGAGTTTCATATCTCTCAAAGAACAATGCTTCGTTTAGAGTCTTCAGAAGACAATAGCGCTACACAAAAGGCAAGAAAAAGAATTGAAAGAACTAAGATTGAAGCAAGAGATTGGCTAGAGTCACTCAATGACGATGACTCTTTTACTGCAACTATGGAAAAGGTTTATACAGATCTTCAATCAACTGGAAACGGATATCTAGAAGTAGGAAGAACTACTCGTGGAGAGATTGGGTATGTCGGTCACATCCCAGCAACAACAATGAGAGTAAGAAGAATCAAAGACGGATATGTACAAATTATTGGAAATAAGATTGTTTACTTCCGTAATTTTGGAGCAAAGAATCCAAACCCACTAACAACAGATGCAAGACCAAACGAGATTATTCACTTTAAGCAATACTCACCTCTTAACACTTTCTACGGAGTACCAGACATTATGTCGGCCATCAACTCCCTGCATGGAGACTCGCTTGCTTCACAATATAATATTGACTACTTTGCAAATAAAGCAGTGCCAAGATACGTAGTAACACTAAAAGGTGCAAAACTTTCTGGAGACGCAGAAGATAAGATGTTCCGATTCTTGCAGACAAATCTCAGAGGGCAGTCACACAGAACGCTATATATTCCACTTCCAGGTGATAGCGAAAACAACAAGGTTGAATTTAAAATGGAACCCATCGAAGACGGTATACAAGAC